GACCGCAAACCAGGGAGGCTCTTGGCTCATCGATGTAGTGAGCGTGGTTCCAGGCACGGACCCGGATCAGCTCGGGAAGGCCTCCGGCGATCTCTTTGTTGCCGGTGCAACAGGTGTCGCCTTCTATGGCATTGACCTGACGACCGCGCAGTGGAACCCGGTCGCCCTGAATAACACGCGACTTGCCATCAACCTTGATGATGGCACCGGAACCGCGCAGTTCCTGAGCGTGCAGAAAGCTGCGGACGCTTATAGCTCAGGCACAGATGCCGGCGCTGTCGTGGCCGCACGTGTGGACACGAGCACGCCGAGCTTGGCGACAGACACCTGGGACTTCCTGCGCTTGACCGCGGCAGGACGCCTGAAGACGGACGTCATTGGCACAGTCACAGTCACCACAGGCACGGGCGCGAGCGACCTGGGCAAAGCTGAGGACGCGATCCATGCCTCAGGCGATACGGGCGTGATGGCATTGGCTGTGCGTCAAGATGCGGTGTCGGCTCTCGCTGCGAATGGCGACTATATCCCGCTGTCTGTCAATGCAACAGGACATCTGCGAATCGAGGCGAGCGGCTCTGGCATCACGAACCTAGGCAAAGCGGCTGGAGCGTCCTACACCTTCGGCGGTGAGGTGGGAACGGCCCTGATGACGCTCGACAATGGTACGTTGACGTGGCAGCCTGTCTTGTCGGTCGGCAACATCCTGCAGGTAGGAGGCAACGTCGCAGTCACGGCGGTCACTCCAGGCACGGGCGCGACGAATCTAGGCAAAGCTGAAGACGCAGCTCACACAACGGGCGATGTTGGCGTGATGGCTTTGGCCGTGCGCAACGACTCGGGCTCGGTGTTGGCAGGAGCCACAGGCGACTACATACCGCTGACCACAGATGCCGGCGGAAGGCTTCGGGTTCTTACGACGCAAAACGGGATCGACGCCGTGAACCTGTTCGGCATCGCTACTGGCCTGGGCATGGAAATCTTCGCAGACCTGGACATCGCGGCCGGCGGCACTACCCCACAGGGACCACCGACGATGTTCGAGACGACATCGTCCAACCCAACAATCGGCACCGACGGTAAGTGGTTCCACGCTTTCATTGACAGCAACGATGGCGGTATCTACGTCCATGTTGCCAACACCCCCACAGTCAGCATCAGCGGGCACACGCCCGGCACAGGCGCGACGAGCCTAGGCAAGGCTGAAGACGCAGCACACACATCAGGCGACGTTGGTGTGATGATGCTCGCCGTGCGTCAGGATGTGATGGCCTCGTTGTCAGGCGCGACGGGCGATTACACGCCACCAACCGTCGACTTCCTCGGTCGGTTGCGCGTCATGCAAGAAGGTGGCAAGGTCACCTATCGCGCAGCGACTGATGCGCCGTTTGCGGCTGCAGCCGGCGCGGCGATGTTCTTCGTCATCTCAGGCAGTAGCACGAAGACGGTCATCATCCAGCGGATTCGCGTCTCGGGCCACACGCTGACCGCGGTCGCTTATCACTCGATCGTTGCGGAGAAGTGGTCGACCGCTCCCACAGGCGGCACGTCGACAGCACTGACAAAGGTCCCGAACGACGCGAACGATGCAGCAGCCACAGTCAACCAGATCTTGACCTATACTGCGGCCCCAACAGAGGGAACGCTAGTCGGAGCTGTCGGAGCTGTGCGTTTCCTTTCCCAGGCCACGACCGCGGCTGCAGCCGGGTTCCCACCCGAGATCGTCTGGGACTTCCGCAATCAAGGAGAGAACAAGGGCGTATACCTTCGTGGTACCGCTCAGTGTCTGAGCTTGGCGTTCGGTGCTGCGCCAGCCTCAGCCGTCACCATGAGCATCGAAGTCGAATGGACCGAGGAATGAGCCACCAGCCAGAGTTTCTTTTGATCCCGCTCCCTCTCGCCCAGCAGGTCGTCAGCTACCTGCAAGAGAGGCCATACAAGGAAGTGCAGGCCCTGTTGCAGGGCTTGCTACGCATGCCGAAGGCTGAGATCCAGCAGCGGCCTGAGAAGGAAGGTGAGCCAGCATGATCAGCCTACATACCGTTGACGTCCGCACCGTGTCAAACACGGTGAGCGGCGTTACCACGATCCTTGGCATCGCGACCTACAACGGAACACCTACGAAGTCGTTCCAGTTCGGTCAGCAGTTGCCACCTAACGCTGAGGTCGGCACTGAAGCAGCAGTCGAGCGTCGTTGCCTAGGACAAGCCCTCGACCAGTTCTTGCTCTGGGTTCAGAACGGCAAGCCGAACATCTAGCCGTGAAGCACGAGCAGCTCGTACAGAGCGCACTGCGCAACCCGCGACAGGCGCTCATCGAGCTAGACCAGATCGACTGCAAGGAGTCGTTTTACGAGTTCGTGCAGCGAGCATGGCATGTGCTCGAGCCTGCCCATCCGTTCGTCGGAGGTTGGGCAGTAGAGGCTGTATGCAACGCGCTACAGGCCGTCACCGAAGGCACGATCACGCGGCTGCTGATCAACGTGCCTCCAGGCTGCACAAAGTCGATGACGACCTCGGTCTTCTGGCCTGCTTGGGAGTGGGGACCGCGAGCATTGCGTCATCATCGCTTCATCAACGCGAGCTATGAGAAGGGCCTCGCCACACGCGACCTCGTGCGCTGTCGTGACCTGCTAATGTCTGAATGGTTCCAGGCTCGCTGGCCAATCGGCGAGCTGAAGGACGACCAGGACCAGAAGACGTACTATGAGAACGGCTATACAGGCTGGCGGCTGGCGACTTCGGTTGGCGGTGCGCTTACTGGTTACCGCGGTGATCGTCGCGTTGTGGACGATCCGCACGACGTCAAGCGTGCGGAGTCTGATACGCAGAGGGCGGAAGCGCTGCGCTGGTGGACCGAGGTTCTCCCGACTCGATGCAACGATCAAGAGAAGTCTGCTCTGGTTCTGATGATGCAGCGCCTGCATGCGCGCGACCTGAGCGGACACGTGCTCAAGACCGAGTCCGACATCTGGACCAAGCTCATCTTGCCTATGGAGTTCGAGCCGGATCGTCGCTGCGTGCTCCCAGAGATCGGCTTTGCTGATCCACGCACAGAGCCCGGCGAGTTGCTCTGGCCGGAGCGTTTCAGCCGCAAGGCAGTCGATCAGCTCAAGCGCACGCTCTCCTCGAAGGGCGGCAGCTATGCGGTTGCGGGCCAGCTCCAGCAGCGACCTGTCGCGCGCGAGGGCGGCATGTTCCATTACAGCAAGATCCAGTACGTGGACCGCGTGCCAGATGAGGCGGTGCGCAAGGTTCGTGGCTGGGACCTCGCAGCCTCGACGGAAAAAGACTCAGCTTACACGGTCGGCGTCAAGATGTCGATAACGGCACGAGGCCAGATCTTCGTGGAGAACGTGGTCAGGTTCCGAGGCACACCGCACGAGGTCGAGCAGCGGCTGAAGCTCACAGCGATCGGCGATGGTCACGGTGTGTCGATCTCGATACCGCAGGACCCAGGCCAATCAGGCAAGGCACAGAAGGCAGCACTCGCGGCGCTCCTCAACGGCTACGACGTCCACTTCAGCACGGAGTCGGGCGAGAAGTCGGACCGGGCGATACCCTTCGCCGCACAGTGGGAGGCCGGCAACGTCTACATCGTGCGGGGAGAGTGGAACGACGCATACACGGGCGAGATGTGCGAGTTTCCAAAGTCCGACTACATGGACCAGGGCGACGCCTCCTCGCGGGCGCACGCGTACCTCGTCATGAACGAGGAAGGCGACCTCATCGGCACCACGCCTGGGTTGCTGACCGACTGAGCAGAAGGATCATGGTACCATGGTGACATCTCTAGACACCACGCGGCCCCTCGACGTCTTGGAGGAGAAGCCGAAGCCGTTCGAGCCGATGGGCGCTCCAGGTACGGCGATCTTCGGCGGCTACATCGTCGAGGGTGAGAAGGATTCGAGCCTCACTGGTGAGCAGAAGTACATCACCTATAGCGACATGCTGGCCAACACGGCCATCGTCGCGGCTGGAGTGCGCTACTTCCTGAACCTCGTCGCCAAGGCCGGCTGGAAGGTCGAGCCTGCAGACGACAGCGCAGAAGCCCAGAAGTATGCGGACCTCGTCGAGGATATGCTCCATGACATGGACACGCCTTGGCACCGCGTTGTGCGACGTGCGGCGATGTTCAAGTTCTACGGGTTCGCGATCAGCGAATGGACCGCGAAGCGTCGTGAAGACGGCACGGTCGGGCTGCAGGACATCGAGCCGCGGGCGCAACTGACGATCAACCGCTGGGACGTGGACCAGCACGGCAAGGTTCTCGGCGTCATCCAGCGGAACCCGCAGAACGGCCAGGACCTCTACCTGCCGCGAGCCAAGCTCCTGTACATGTGCGACGACAGCCTGAACGACAGCCCTGAGGGACTGGGCCTGTTCCGGCACATCGCCAAGAAGGCCAAGGAGCTGGAGAAGTTCGAGCTGCTGGAGAGCTGGGGCTTCGAAACGGACCTGCGCGGTATCCCGGTCGCACGTGCGCCTCTAGCCAAGCTCGAGCAACTCGTCAAAGAGAAGAAGATCTCGCCTCAGCAGGCACAAGAGCTGCGCGCACCGCTCGAAGCCTTCATCGATAAGCACAGCAAGAATCCGGCGCTGGGCATGCTGCTCGACTCGTCCGTCTACAGGGCAGAGGGCGAGCTGAAGAGCCCGAGTTCTACCTACCTGTGGAGCGCTGAGCTTCTGCAGGGCGACGGAGGCCCACATGCAGAAGTGGCAGCGGCCATCGAGCGCAAGAATCGCGAGATCGCGCGCGTTATCGGCGTGGAGCAGTTGCTCCTGGGCTCAGACTCGAAGGGTTCGCATGCGCTGTCGGTCGATAAGACACAGACGTTCGGCATGGTCATCGACTCGACGTTGACCGAGTTGCGCGAGCAGATCCGAAAGGACGTGCTCGGTCCTATGTGGGAGTTGAATGGCTGGCCTCGCGAGATGATGCCACAGCTCAAGACTGAGAGCATCCAGTACCGCGACATCGCGCAGCTCGTGACCGCTCTTGAGGGCCTCGCCAAGGCCGGCGCACCGCTCGCTCCGAACGATCCGGCCATCAACGAGGTCAGGCAGCAGGCCGGCCTCACCGATGCGCCTGAGCAGGACATGAGCGTACCGATGCCGACGCCCGGAGAAGAGCCTCCAGCGCCAGAACCCGAGCCCGAGCTGGACGAAGAGGACGTCGAGAAGGCGATCCGTCACCGGCCGGCCGGCCCAGGCGGCGGTCAGTTCATGCCCGGTAGCGAAGGTGGGGGCGGTATTGGAGGGGCGTCCGCGTCAGCCACAGGCGGAGAGATCCAGAGCAACCTACACGATGCCGGATATACGACCTCCGTCGACATCAGTCGCGACGATCGCTTTTTCATGGGCGCGAGCAAGCACGGGCGCAACTTCATAGTGAATGTCGAGGGTGGCAAGGCCACCATGCACGCGCTCTCTGACCGCAACTACCGAGGACGCGTGATCAAGCACCCAAAGGACGCGGCCTCGATCGCGAATCGTCTCCAGATCGTCATCGATCGACAAGAGGCTAAGCACGGCGTGCGAGGCTTCCCGAGTCGGCCCTCTTCCAGAACTCCCTAACATGAACGAAAAGCAAGCAATCACCGGTCGCGTCGTTGTCGTCATCACGAAAGCTGATGGCACCAAAGAGACGCACGTTTCAAAGAACATCGTAACCGACGCGGGCGACCTGTTCTACGCGCAACGAGGAGTTGCCGCACTTCCCACGAACTTCACTGATGGCTCGAGCGTTTTCGACGCGATCATGGAGCTGTACAACGGTGCGAGCGGCGCTCCAGCGAAGGGTAACAACCGGTCGAACTTGACCGGCCTTGTGACCGGCAGCAACAAGGCGATGGACAGCACGTACCCGAAGGTGAACGACGGCGACGCGGACAACACTGGAGCCGGCACAGACATCGTCACCTATCGCGTGAGCTACACGACGAGCGAAGCGAATGCGTCGAACATCCAGGACGTGATCATCACGAACCCGAGCCCAGGCGCGAGCGAGGCCCTGCTCATGCACGCGGAGTTCGGTGCGGCGTTCACGAAGACGAGCAGCGACACGCTCAAGGTCTTCGTCAACCACCAAATGAACGGGGTATGATCCACCGTGTGGACTATCCCCGACAAGGGTGAGGGCCAGAACGACCTCCAGTCGATATGCTTCCAGGAGTACCTGGAAGCGCTCGTGGCTGGAATCGATGGCCAAGACTGCGTACTGAAGGGCTGCGATTGCACCGCGCAAGGTAGCCCCGATATGACGGTGGCTGTCGCGAAAGGCGCGGTGCTGACCAACGGCGTACTGAAGCCGGTAACTGCTGGCAACGTCACGATCGGCACGGCGGATGGCAGCAATCCGCGGCTCGATCTCATCGTCGTGAACAGCAGCGGCACGAAAGCAGTACGAGCTGGAACTGCAGCGTCTAGCCCAAAGCCTCCTGCGCGCACAGCGAACGACGTCGTGCTAGCTGTAGTCTACGTGCCGGCGAGCGATACCACGATCTCCTCGGCGCAGATCGTGGATATGCGCGTCATGCGCACACGTGGGCCGCTGCTCCTCTACAAGACGACGACAGCGGAGACGACGAACAACACGTCTTCGGCTGTCAACATCCTCGACAAGACGAACAGCGGCGTTGTGATCCCGTCCGGGCTCTTCACTGCTGGGCGCATCTTGCGAGTGCGCATCGGCGGTAACCTGCTGTTGAACAGCGGTACTCCCGCGTTGACGCTGACGGTGGTCTTCGGTGGTACCACCATGTTCGCTGACCAGAGCGTGTCATCGGTAGCCGACGCCGACCGGGCTGCATGGCATCTCGATCTGTTGCTCGTGGCGCAGGGCAACTCCGATCAAGCTTTATCGGGCGTCCTATGGCTGCAGCCGCTTGATGTCGCACGTGCTGCACCGACTACGGGTGGCCCAGGCGACCTGGGCTTCGCTAACACATCGGATCGTTTGGGCAACGTCAACTTCGCAGGCTCCGCGGCGGTCGATTCAGATGCGGCTGATAGAACGCTACAGGTTCAGTTCACGATGAGCGTGCAGAACGCGTCTAATGAGGTCGTTGTCGAGGGCGCAATAGTCGAGCTACTCTAGTGGCGGGCTTCGTCATAGGCGCTGATTTTGGCTTCGTTGGCGAGGCCGAGGTCGGATCAGGCGTAGCCCCCAGTGGTAGCGCTCTGGTCAAGGTAGTCAACGAGACAGAGCAAAGCGTAGAGACACAGGCCGGCAAGCTCGGGCTCAGACGTGTCATCTCTGAAGTTGAGCAGGTCCCTGAGACGAAGCTCGCACGGCTCGCACTTAGGCGCATCGTCTCTGAGGTTGAACAGGAGGTCGAGACGACACGCGATCCTCGAACCCTGCGTCGCGTGGTCTCCGAGGTTGAACAGGAGATTGAGACCACGCCTCGCGCGCGGGCGCTCGTGCGTGTACTCACGGAAGTAGAGCAGGCAGTCGAATCGACTCTGCGTCGGACGAGCCTAGTTCGGTCCGTCTCTGAGGTTCAGCAGATCACTGAGACTACGCTCAGCTTGGTGGCGACGCTTCTCCTAAAGCTTATCAACGAGACAGAACAGACAGCCGAGACGGTCGCGGCGATTCGTCATCTCGTGCGAATCGTGAACGAGGCCCAGCAGATCCCAGAGAGTACGGCACGGACAAGGGCTCTTGTCCGAGCTGTAAACGAGGCCGAGCAGGTCCCTGAGTCCCCGACAAGGGTGATGACTTTGACCCGAGCGGTGAACGAGCTAGGACAGGTCGTTGAGCAGATCTCACGCGCGGGGGCGCTCGCGCGCGCGATCAGTGATCAGCAGCGGGTCGTCGAGGTCACCCAGGCAAGCCGGAACCTCGTGCGGCTCCTGGCCGACATCGAAGGGATCAGCGAGACCCGGCTTGCTGTGGTCCTCTCCCCGACTTCTATGCCGAGGCAGGTCGCCTCGATTGCGCTGTCGTCTACGGTCGCGGGTCTTGCCCTCGGCACGGCTCGAGCCGAGGCCGGCTTGGCGTCGAGTCAAGCCACAGCCCGACAGGGCAGCTCGACTGCGTCGGTTGCGGCCCGGAGCACGAGCGGGATACTTCCACTACGCACTGCTGCGGTCACCGTAGCTCTCGGAGGCTAATATGGCATCACTCGAACTCTGCCCAGGCGTCGTCGACATCTGCATCTCGCGCGGCGACACGATGGCCTTCCAGTTCGCTATCACGACCAGCGCAGGCGCGGCTGTCGACATCACCGGTTTTTCGTTCCTGCTCACGGTCGATCCGTCGGAGGAGCCGGTAGACAACTCGAACAACCTGTTCCAGCTCGTCGGTGTTATCACGAATGGTCCAGGCGGCATCGTCGAGTTCTCGATGTCGACACTGGAGGCGAACCAGACGCCGAACGTCTACTTCTACGATCTTGAGATGACGGACGGCGGAGGCAAGATCCGAACCGTCGTCAAGGGCAAGTTCGAGTTCAAACAGGACATCACCAAGAGCTGATATGGGCCAAGTCTCCACACTCACGATCGGCTCGACCAACTACGACGTCTACGCGTTGACGGCCGATGCCCTTGCTGACGCCAACGCCTACTTCGCGGCGCACCTATACGCTGCAGAATGGAACGCTCAGGATTCGACCGGCAAGAAGAAGGCGCTCATTACCGCATTCCGCGCGATCGAGCGCGAAATCTGGTCAGGAGAGAAGCTCGTACCCAGCCAAGCCACGCAGTGGCCACGCACAGGCGCGACGAAGAACGGCGAGGCTGTTGCGGACGGCGTACCAGACGATATCGCAATCGGCGAGTTCGAGCTGGCGCTCTACCTGCTCAAGGACGCAGCGCTGCTGACGAAGACCAGCACGGCTTCCAACATCAAAGGCGTCGGTGCCGGCTCCGCGCGAGTCGACTTCTTCTACCCGCTCCCAGGCTCGGCCACGAAGTGGCCTCTTCCTGTCAACGACCTGCTGGCCGGCTATCTCGCCGGCTCAGCAACGGGCGTCGACATCATCGCTCCGTACGTCGGCGGTGCCGATAGCTCCGAGTCCGACTTCACCTCGCTCGATGCAGACCGGTCCGACGGCTTCGCCTAAGTTCAACCAGATGCTAGCAGTCGTTATCGCTGATGATGGCCTGCACTTCAAGGTCATGTCTCAGGACGCTGAAACGGGCGAGGTCCGTGAAGTCACCGAGCTGTACGAGATCACACCTATGGCCATCACGCACGACGGGAAAGAGATCGTCGGCTTCCACGTGGGCTACATCAAATGAGCGAGG